AAAAACTTTTAAAGAATGAATTTTACCTAAGCGATCAGAGTAATCGTGATTACCAGGAATCATAATTAAGTCAACATCTTCATGCGCGTTAGCTATTGCTCGGATAGCTGTGTGAGTGGCAGACAAGACGTCCATAGGCACGTTCTCACGCACATGAAACAAATCACCGGCAAAGATGACAGTCTTTATTTGATTATCTTTCACATACTTTGCAATCTCATACAGCACATCACAAGCATCAAGCAGGCGAGAGTTATATATACCAGGAAGTATATGATGCTCAAGCCTGCTTGATTTGTAGGAGTGATTGTGTGCATGATGATCACTAAACAGCAATACATCATGTTTCATAGTTAACTCGCTCTATTAGCCAATACTGTGTTCTTAATGTCTTCCAGCATTTCTGGCTGGGCCTTCAGGAAGGCTACCGCATTATCCTCGCCCTGTCCAACCCTTTCGCCGTTGTAGCTGTACCAAGCGCCTGCCTTTTCGATGACGCCCTGAGCCACAGCAAACTGGAAAATTTCCGCTGTAAAGTCAATACCACCTTCAAAGTACATGATTGGTAGCTCAATAGGATTAGCTGGACCAGCTACCTTATTCTTGACTACTTTTACGCGCATCTTATGACCGACGCGAAGTTCATCCTTAAGAATCCAACCAGCCTTAGGAGCGGTAACTTCCAGACGAACGGAAGCGTAGTACTTGAGTGCATTACCTCCAGTTGTAGTCTCTGGGTTACCAAACATAACACCAATCTTCTCACGGATCTGGTTAATGAAGATTACAGCTACCTTACTCTTTGCAGCTCTAGGTACAATGCTCTTAACACCTTTACCCATCATTCTTGCATGTAATCCAGGTAGCTGCTGCTTCTGGTCAGCCTCAATCTCAGCCTGAGGAATCATAGCTGCTACTGAGTCAATGACTATCATGTCTACTTCGTTCGTATCAATAAACTCAAGTATCATATCAAAAGCTTGTTCACCACTGTCTGGCTTTACAAGAATAAGCTTTTCACAATCTACACCAAAGTTAGAAGCGAATGTAGGGTCAAAGGCGTGCTCTGCATCTACATAAACTGCTACACCACCAGCCTTTTGCGTCTCTGCAATACCATGATAGGTTAGGCAAGACTTACCGCTAGCCTCGGGTCCGTACACCTCGTGTAAACGGCCACGCTGCCATCCTCCAGCCATCTTCTCATCTAGCTCGATAGAACCAGTAGAGATCTGTATGGGCGGAATATAGGTATCTTCAAAATAACCTACGGTTTTCTCCCCATGTTCTTTTTGAAGTTTTCCTAACAATCCCTCTAGGGAAAGAGCTTCTTTTTTTGTATTTTTCTTAGTTGCCATAGTTGTGCTCCAAAATGAGAAAGCTATCACCCAAGCGTGAGCAAGAATGATAGCTTTATTACAGGTTTAGTTAATCAGCCCTTACTTGCAGCCAGCATTTCTCTTTCGAGAGCGGCAGCCATGTCCTCATCCTCTTCAGCTTCAATGCCGTTCCAGCTCTCAGGAAGGTCATCCTCTTCCTCTACAGGAGCCTTTAGAGCGGCCTTCGCACCCTTGGGGGCAGTCATAGCCTTAGGGGTTCCTTTGAACTCTCCACCCTTACCAGCAGTCAGCTTGGCTAGAAGCTCTGCGTAATCCTGGCGGAATCCGACAACACCTAAGTCGTTAAGCTTAGTATTGTGGTCGAATCCTTCAAGCTTAGAAGGAGCAATCTGAGGAGTAACAGAATAATCAGTGTTTAAGCCCTTACCAGACTTAGTGATTGTAATGTTATGACCAGTCTCAGGATTGGTGATATCAAGCTTATTCTCGATGATTACATTGAGGATACCATTGAAGATGGTAGGACCAGGAGCAAATACCTGGACCTTAAGATCTCCAGCCTTAAACGAAGGCTCTGCATCCGGCTTTGCCTGCTTCGCTTCAGCTACATCAGCCGCAGTGTAAACAGGGTCCTTCACATTAACCACGTTCAAGAACCAAGTGGTCTTAGCGCGTAGATCCTTAGCAAGCTGCTGAGCCTCTACGTTTGTCTTATCTGCACGAAGTTCATCAATAAACTCACAGATGGGACAAGCTTCCTTGATATCAGGAGTCTTATTCGGGCAAAGGAGCGGGGCCTTCTGCTCCTCATCATAGTTCCAGTGCTGAGCTACCTCACGGTAGAAGTCACCAGCAAACTGACCCTCGTTAGTCCAAGGGGGACAAATACGAAGAAGGTTTGCTCCAGCATTCAGCTTGAGGAACTTGACACTTTGAAAGTCTCCGCTCTGAGCCTTTTTCTCTTCAAGAGCACGGCGAGCAGCGAGTAGTTTATCCATATTAATTGACATGTTGAATTGTTTCCTTATTATTGCGTAACGTTAGTGTTACTTGTTGAGCGGTTAGTATAGCAGTATGCTGGCTACTTTCCAACTATATTTTTAACAGCATCCATATTTTGTCTTATGGATATTTCACTGTTTCCTTCAGCACGATAATTTGAGGCAATTTGTACAAGCATGTCTTTACGATGTCTTGCACCTTCCATGATTGCCTTCCACTTACCTGCATTTGTTCTTGCAGCATGGTATCGCTCCTGTAGAGCTACATACTCGTCGTGCGTCTTAATCACTGAGTCTACACGGGCTTCAGTAAGCTTTTCGCCAGCGCCAGCAATTAATTGTCTTGCCTGTGGGTCAAGGTGAGCGTATGCTCTAGTAATAACATCCTTGAGAGCATCTGCTTCGGCATTAGCCTGTTCGTAATATAGAACAGCCTTCATCATAAGCGTAGGCTGGTCTATACAGCACTGATTGACGTTAGTTCCCTCAATCTCCATTGCCTCAAGATATTCAGCCTGTGCCTCATCATCGCAAATCTTTGAAGTAAGCTGAGAGATCGCTCCTTCAATATCAAAATCCATATCACTCATTGTTTCCATCCTTCCGATCTTGTTCCCATATCTTGCGTATTCTTGAACAGTAAAAACCTATGGTTTTTACCTCTATGCATTGTGGACTAAGAGTTACAAACCTCGGATAATAGAAACTAAAGCATTCGTCACAAGAACAACCTAAAGCAGCACGTACCCGTTTCTCATCTTCTTTAGATAAGGTCATCTGTTTTACCCCAACGATTCTTGACCACTTTGCCATTAATTTTCATGTAATCTGCACTATCAAAAAGAACTTCTGTACTTGACAGTCCAGTTGGTACAAGACGTCTAGATTTCTTAATAATGATTACATTGTCACATTCTTCTAAACTTGGAAATGCTAATTCTTTTAGTTCCATTAGTGTTTAATCGCTTTCTTTGCACCCCAAGAGGTTAGTGAGTAATCCATTTCAACGGTTAATGGCACTCTAAAGTTGAAGTCTTCCATTGCCTTCTTAATAGGATTTAACAGGTGAATATCCTGCTTATGAATGTACATCTGAATTTCATCGTGTACAAAACTAATAATGTATGATCTACTGCCTCTCAGAATATTGGCTACACGAACCACAGCAATCTTGAATACATCACCAGCTGTTCCTTGTACTAGGAAGTTTACACCCTGACGCTTGGCCTTCTGTTCTATCCAGAACAGTGAATCATCTCCTGTAATCTCAGTAGCCTTGGCATGAGGAAGATGTCTAATACGACCGAAGTAGTTCTCAATATATCCTTGATCAGCTACTAAGCGGGAATACTTGTTGATGAATCTCTTAACCCCTAAATGGGTTCTGAAATACGTCTTCATGAAATCTTCGCACTTATATACCCACTGCTCATCAGATAAGTGTTTATACATTGCGGGGCGTGGAATCTGCTCTGAAAGACCTTGTGCAGATACGCCATAAATCAAAGCGAAGTTTAGCGTTTGACCCGTAATAACAGGTTTACCTTTGTCTCTAACAAGCACAAAAGTACTTGGTACTGAAATACACGCTACTTCGTCAGTAAAGGCTGTCTTTGTTGTAGATAAGTTACCTCCCCTGGATAACGGACCAACACGTACGCTTAATTCGTATCCGCCATTAGTTCTATCCAAACAAGGAGCTTTTCTGTCTGAAATAGCAGCAAGGGCCTGCATAACATCTACACTTTGCTTAGATGTGTTATAATACGAAAATTTGTTCCAATTAGGTGCTTTGTGACCATCCCAAAGAGGTAGTTCCGCTAATACAAGTTCTCGTAACTCTTTAGTTAGATCTAACCATTTCCAAGTAAATTCTTTGTTTGGGCTTAACAAGCCTTTTATTAAAGAAGAACCAGTAGTGTCTAACTTAAAGTAAGTAGCACCATTCGCACGAACTTTAGCTGTGAACGATATACCAGCTCTAGTTAGAAGCTCAGATAATCTCTCAATTTTTCTTTGTTTGGAAAATCCAAATGTAATATTGTTTTTATATTCCTTTAAACAGCCATCTGCCTGCGTAGCAACAGCTAACTGCAGTAAAGTGCTGTCAGGAGTCCATGTTCCTTCCGAAGATAGTTGACCAGCATTTGCCCAATAATATTGTCTGTTTAATTCTTCAGGAATTACAACTTTATGTTTTCCTCTTACATTAAATGAGAGCATCCTATGGTCAGGAGTAACCCTGAGATCCATAGATTCATTTTTTAAGTGAACTAGCTGTTCGCTGTCATGCTTAAATGATACAATTTCTAATGGCTTAGTCCAAGATAAGGAAACCTTCCCCAGTTCGGGATGTGCTTGCATTACCTCTTCATCTAAAGAAACATCAAGAATTCGTTTCCAGCCTGTCTTAGTAAGTACTTCCGTATCAGGATGAAAACACTTACCAATATTACGGTAATCGTTTAATTCAACGACTCTAGGATCATGCTTGTCTTTTGATTCCTTCGCAGCTATCATCTCCTCGTAAGGAACACCAAACATCTGTCCTGATGTTCTGCAATGAACGTCCTGCTTATTACGATAAGCGTCAACAAGAATAGGGTCACCAGAGAAGTGTGCAGTTAGTCTTACCTCTACTTGTGAATAGTCAGCTAGTACGTAGATGTAATCATCATTTAGAGCTATGAATGCATTACGAACAGCCTCACCTCTAACGATATTTTGGAGGTTCGGATCAAAACTTGACATGCGTCCTGTGGACACATTTTGGTTAAAGCTTGCATGAAGGATATTATCCGCCTGTAGCTTCTCTAAGATAGAGTCAAAATAAGTGCTTTTAATCTTATCTATCTTACGTAGTTCAAGGATAGAATCTACTATCTTATGCTTACGTGCAGCTTTTACAAGAATCTTCTTATCAAGCAAAAGCTTGTCGGTCTTCTTAGACCGAAGAGTAAGATCTACACCATGTGCTACTAATGAAGCTGAGAGCTGATCAGCTGAAGCTAGATTAATCCAGCGAGCCTGATGCTCGTCTGATGTCTCTACACGAAAATCGCAGGACTCAAAATTTTCCCCATCTATAGTAACTTGCTTGACCTGGATGACACGGCGGGGAACCAGAGTTTCCTGAATGATTTCATGTAGTTTAGCGATTTTGGCCCCGTAGTCAAGGGACATTTTCCCTAAATATTCGCGGTCCATGCGGATGCCAGCTATCTCAGCATCCATGATAACTTTGGATAACTCCATCTCATTAGCATACAAGGCACGGAGTTTATCGTTCCACTCCATGTTCTCCATTACATAATCAAATACACACTCAGTTAGATAAGTATCTACACCAGCATAGGGAGCTAATAGCTGAATAGGAATAAATCCATAATGGATGTCGTCCTTTGCAGACTTAGCATAGATGTGATCCTTAAAGTATTCCTCCTTAAGATACTTCTTGATGTCATTACGCTTCCAGCCTTGAAAACGAGGCTCACACTTCATTTCCGTAGCTGCTGCCATAACAGCCTTAGATAACTCTTTCTTACGGGCCTTAGACTCGTCCGTACGCCACGCTGAAATCTCTTTTTCATTTAGGTTAGCGGAAGAGTCTACAATTCCTGGATTCCACCTTCCAAGGTCATCTCTCCAGCCAGACGCAATCACCTTTAGGGCACCAGGAGCATTCTCGTTAAAAAGATGCCAGAGGATACGAGTATCATGTCTCTTGCACTTGACAATAATACCATCTACGTAGTAGAACTTTTCGTCGAACTTCCAGTTTTGCCCTACTACCTCAACATCTTCTTGTGCAAAGAACTCTTGGTAATAAGGACGTAGCCAGTCCATATCAAGCTGATCTGGCTGTCTTCCACCTGTTACAGAATCTACATGCCTACAAGGGATGTAGAAGTGTGTACTACCCCAACCAAAAGAGGAACCTACAATACGATCGTTCACGAACATATTGAAGCCTGTAGTCTCAGTATCGCAGAATACCCGCTTCTTGGTCATCAACAATTCAAAGAAAGCTAAGAATTCATGCTTAGTATGCACCAAGTAAACAGTGGAACCGTTTACCGTGTCCCACTTGCTCATTGGTACGTTATTTACTACGTCATAAGGATGATTAGCTAACATGCAACTGTTCTCCTAGCATGGGCTTAGTTCCGTCTTTTATTTCTTGTGTAATACGTTCATCATACGTACAAGTATACCCACGGCAAGTAAGTGGACGATCATTGTATATTGTGCAACCGTTGTCTCCGAGATAAGGACATGCTCGACCTACACTACCCTCTAGAAAGTAAAACTCATTGCGGTCTTTGTCTAGAACACCACCAAGTTGCATCATACTATAGTAAAGAATATTTGAGTTCTTTAGCTGCTCAGCCGCTTCTCTGGTAATCTTGATAGCTTTATCACCAAAGATACCTGAATCGTATTCCAGAGGCGTGAGCTGAACGATGAACGCTACACAACAAGCTTGAGTCTTGCAATTCTTACAATCTGGAATGGCTTCTTTTGGAAGCTTTAGCTTAGGAGAATCATAGATTACTTTAAGCTTAACTCTAGCTCTAGTCCTTTGCAGCGTACTAAGCTTTACATCTTTATGCTTTATTAGAGAACGCGGTTGCTTAATCTCAATAGGCATATCTGCCCGACGATACTGTTCTAAAGAAACCGAGGTTTTGAGTAGTTCTTTAGAATGACTAAGCTTTTCAAGCTCTGTGTAATTATAGACTACAGGATGTACTGGTTTCTTTAGAATATCGTTCATTGATTTTGCTTTACTAACTTCTCAGTATGTTTACGAGATCTCTCTTTTAGATGATGAGTTTGTGATTGCTTATCCATTAAACTGAATGTAGCAATGGAAGGACAAGATAGAACTGGCGAATTAATCACTCCGCAAGCAGGACAGGCTACTTCTTTTGGCTCTGTTCTATCTAACAACTCTTCAAAATCATTTCCACAATCACATTTGTAATCACGAATAATCCAGCTCATACTTTCCATTTCTTAAGGTCGTACATCTCTGAAGCAGCTTCCATAAGCTTAACTCCGTCATTAACTGTTACCAGTCGTGTACGCTTGGTTAAAGGTTTACACTTACGATCGCAAGACTCAGGTATATCCTCAACATCAAATCCTTTTGCAGCTACTATGCGGGCAAAAGATTCATTGAGGTCCGCTACACAAGTATTGGCTGAATCTGTCCAGATTCTAAATACGTGAACACCATTCACCATTAATAGATGATAGCTTGCAGTCTTAGCCCAGAGCAGGATTCCAAGGTCACCGTATCTCTTTAGAAATGAGTCTTGTGAATCCCATCTCCATCTTTGAGGCATTATACCATCGCCAGGGAAAAGGTCAGTAATTGCTGTGACTATGGCGTCAGCGTTTCTATCTCTTGGTGAATATCCTACTCGTAAGTA